CACTGGTAGAGCATATCATAGATAAAAGCATAATTAAATGGAAATAATTTTAATTATAGTAACATACGAAATAGTAAAGAATATATTTTGGTATGTAATTAGAAAAATGCACTAATGGTTAGTATGTCAGTAAAAAAAAGCAGCCCAGAATTTAACAAACTGGACTGCTTACTGACAATAAACCCAAAGGTTTAACTTTTTTCACCTCAAAGATATATAAAAATGACAAACAAAACTAGAATTTATTTAATTATTCAGCAGCGTCGTGCAGTTAGTTTACAAGACATTTACGACATAACAAAACTGGATCGTATGCAAGTACTTAGGGCAGTTAGCCATTTGTGCCTAAAACGTAAAATAAAGGCTTTTAGTGATGATACTGGTAGATACTTTAAAATAAACGATAAACCCCTTTAAAATGGCAAAAAAACTATTTACAGCTATTGTATTTATGCAAGACATAAATGACCAGCCTAAAAAGTATCGTAATATAGCTAACCTTAATTCATTTAGGTTATTTGTAGAAAGTATTAACGGATCATACTATAATTTGTATGATAAATCTACTAAACTTTTCGTAGAACGTATATACATAAAAAAAGGGCAGTAGATACTGCCCTCGCTTTTTTACTTACAAAACCATATATTATACACCTATGAAAGGAATAGTTGTTTCTCTGCTGCTCTACGTGCTACCAATCCTTTATTTACCACACCACCAGAGAACGTCCAGCGATCAAATTGCGATGCTACTGTATTAATATCTGCACCACTATTTAATAAATCTAATAGTGTGCTGCTTTCAAATGCTCCTTGACCTACGTTATAAGCAAAGCTACTTAATGATAATAACTGATTATCATTAATAGGTACTGTTACCTTAGATTTAACAAGATCAAAATCTTGTTGTGCTTCTGCTAATAACCAGCGTTTAGCTGTATCCTTATCAATAATATCCGTTTTTTGTACTGGACGATTTTGATCCCAGTTATATTGTGATCCATATCCTACTGAATATCCAGTACGATCCCAATAAGGTACAGCATAAAATCCCTCAAAGCTGCTAATTAAATTAAATAAGCTATCACTAACACTGCCAAAAGCAGTGCTATTTAAAGCTGTTGCTATTCTTGTTCTAAGCATATATAAAATTATTATAGTAGCACCAATACCCAGTGCTACTTTTTTATTCCTATCCATTATTTTGTATTTGATGCGTCCGAAGCACTAGCACCTAATAAAAAGGTACTAATAGTAGCTACTAATTGTCCAGCAGTTTGTAATTTGCCAGTACCAGACTGTGCAAAATACCCACCAATGGCAGCTAATAAACCAAATATTGTAGTTTTAACGTTTTTCATTTTCTTTAAGTTTTTTAATTTTTTGAATATTATATACAATAGTAGTAATACCACTAATAATACCAATAGTCATTACACCTATTTTAGTCATTTGCTCAATATCAAATAGGCTAACTGCACTAGCTAAAATAGTTAGTGCAGTGCCTCTTATGCTCGTCATATCGTAATTATTGTGCGTCATTTTCTTGCTTAAGTTCATCGTTTAACACTAATAAAGCGGTATTAACTGCCGTAACGCTTTCAACGTTTTCAAATAAACCTCTTTTAATAGCTGCATCGATTACTTGTTTAATGATGTCAAGTGCTTGTTTCTTTTCCATAAGTGTATTTTTTTATAAAATTAAGAAATAATTGTAAGATTTAACTTTCTAGCCGCCCAATTATAAGCAAAATCGTTGCTAGTTGGACTGCTTTCGTATGTTTGATAATCTGCACCGTCCATAGTTAAGCTACCAGAAGCAAGTGCATTGCCTTGCATATCCATTTCAGCAGCATATAATACCCAATAAAATGTAGCACTAGTTGTAAGGTTATCGCTTGTAGATACTAGGTTTAAATAGTTAGCATTAATTATTGCACCATTAAACCATATACCTACTGGTTGTATTTGTTTCATATATTAAATTATTTGTATGTAGTTAGTAGTTCCGTTACCAATTAAAGTAGTACTTGCACCAGCAGCTAAAGTTAAACTTGTTACAGTAGTGGTAGCACCAGCAGCAATAAATGTATTTGATCCAGTACGTGCTATTGTTAAAGAATTAGCAGAATAGTTTTTAATATAATATACCATACTTTGTCCATTGGTATCTGGCATTGTTAAAGTAACACCAGCACCACCATTAAAAAAGTAAAAACTATAATTGACACTGGCAGTAGTACTTGTACTAAATGTTAAACCACCAATGCCTAAACCACTAATAAATGATTGACCAGTATTTTGTAGTTTACCTTGTCCATTACTTGATGTAGCACCATTAGTTAATAAATTACCTGAACTATCTATTCTTGCTCTTTCTAAAAATCCAGTACCAGTTGCAAAAACAATAGATTGATTTAAACCACCGGTACCAATACCAGTATCATTTGCACCAGCAGTATTTGTTACTGAATTACCAGATCCAAATACAGCAAATGTTGTACCATTATTTTGTACGTTAATATTAGTTTGACCATAACTTGAACTAAAGTTAGCAACATTGTAATTTGATGATGTAAAAGTTGCATTACCATTTGCAGCAATAGAAAATTTAGTTCCACCACCAGTACCACCTATTTGTGTTCTAAATTGAAAACCTACGTCACCACTTGGTCCAATAGCGTCAATATATGCATTAGGAAAAGTAGCATTAAATCTACCTAATTGCATTGTATTACTATTATCCGAAGATTGAATTAATTGAGTTGATGTTAAACTACCATTAACAGTAATAGCAGTACCACTATCTTGAATAATACTATTAGTTAAACTTGTAGTACCATTAAATTTAGGCATATATCCACTTGTACCAGTACCAGTGATAGGATTAGTTAAAGCACTTTGCTTATTGTTAAATGTAGTCCAATCAGTACTGGATAAATAACCATTTGTAGATCCACTTGATTGAGTTATGCTAAATGCACCAGTACCACTATTATAACTTAATGGTGGCGAAGCACTAAAAGCAGATAAACTAGCTTTATTATTAAATGTATTCCAATCAGTACTGGATAAATATCCACTTGTACTTGTACCAGATTGTGCAATACTTATTGCACCAGTACCACTATTATATGTTATTGGAGTAGTACCACTTAAACTTGCAAGTGTAATATATCCATTAGGGTTAGACGCTAAATAATAGTTACTATTATCGTAGCTTATTGTAGTTCCACTAGCTTTTACAAAACCAGTTCCGTTTATTTGTGGTTGCTTATTATTAAAAGTATTCCAATCAGTACTGGATAAATATCCAGACTGAATAGCACTACTTTGTTTTACAGCTATTGTAGTACCTGATCCAATTACTGCACCAGTTCCACCAGCAATAGTTAAAACGCTGCTTGATGTTTCGGTTAAGTTACCAAAACTTAAAGCAGCTTGTTTACTATTAAATGTATTCCAATCAGTGTTAGTTAAATAACCACTTTGACCAGTGTTAGCCACTTGAATTGAGAAAGCACCAGTGCCACTATTATAAGATAGTGGAGTAGTTGCACTAAAAGCAGCTAAACTAGCTTTGCTATTAAATGTATTCCAATCAGTACTAGATAAATATCCAGACTGACTAGCACCACTTTGTAAAATGCTAAATGCACCAGTGCTGCTATTATATTGTAGTGGACTTGTACCACTTAAAGATGCTAAAGTAATATAACTATTACTATCTACTGATCCGTCAGCCTTTAAAAATTGGCTAGATGTTCCACCAGACTTAATTAAACTGGTAGCAGTGATTGAATTTATAAATGTAGCTGCACTATTAGATCCACTAAAAGACAATGCAGTAGTACCAATTTGATTGTTAAATAGATCAAATGTATTACTACTGGTATTACCAATTCGCCACTTATTTACACTAGCATTTAAAAATATAATATTACTAGCGTTTCCACCAGTATTGTTTAATGCTAACATAGATGCAGAAGCAGAACTATGTATATCCAATGGACTGCTAGGTGCACTTCCAATACCTAACCATTTGTTAGTGTTATCCCAAAATAAATTACTGTTGTCTTGACTTAATTGTCCACCAGTAGTGGCAAATATTACTGATCCACTTGTTAAACTAGCTTGTGTTATTGCGTTGGTAGTTAAACCACCAGCAGTAATAACAATACCAGCACTGGTAGTATTACCATTTGTGGTAACTACTTGTAAGTTTCCAGTAGATCCTATTCCAGTATTTGCAATTAATACCCAGCTTGTGCCATTATCTACAAATATCTGGCTAGTATCAGTAGATATAAAGATCCTACCACTAAAACCAGCAGCAGGTCTATTTGCAAATATATCCTCGTATATAGCTGGTGCATTTTTTTGGTTTAATACACCATTTGATATTCCTAATGACATTTTTTATATTTTATACGTTTACGTATCTTTTTCTTACTATTACTACGTTATTACCAGTAGTACTTGTTCCAAAGTTTACAAAGTATCTTTGCGTTGTATTTTCGCCAGTGTTACCGGTTACTTCAAATTGTTGGCTAGGTTGCAAAATAATACTTTCAATTTGCACTACGCTTGTACCATAATTAATGAATACATAACCGTTAGCATTGTCGCCACCTACGTATTGACTTGTATCAACTGTATAAAAATCAATCTCATATTTTAATAAACTTACTGTTACGTCACTCATATTATATAGTATTTGGTATTTTACCTAATTTTTTTCTCATTCCATTTATTGCAAAATGTACATTATAATCACTTACAGCATTTACTGTTGTAGTAGTTGTTGTACTAGGTGCAAGTGGTGTAAATGGCGTTGCTGGTGTTGATGTTAGAACTGGTTGTTGTTGTTGTTTATTCATATACCAATAAATACCAAAACCAATTAATGCTAACCATATTAGGCTATTATCGTCTTTCATATTTTTATTATTTTATGTGTATTGATCTACTAATACTGCTGATTTAGGAATAAGGTTAATATTATCTATATTAACTGCACTTGCTTGTGCAGTATTTTGTAAACCACCACCAGTAGGAATATTTGTAATTGTACTTAACATATCCGATACTGGTGTAGGTGTTGCAGCTTGTGTGCTAACACTTACAATTTCTGGTGTAGGTGCAACAGTTACGGGTTGTTGTGCTACTGGTTGTGTATTTATTACAGTTTGATCTACTGGCACATTTTGAGGCACAGTAGGAATACTTACTGCTGTTGTTGCTGGTGGAGTAGATTTACCCATTAGCCAATATACTCCTAAACCAGCAGCTATCAATAAAAATATAGTATTATCGTTTTTCTTTTCCATATTAAGCAGTTAATACGTCACTAGCATTTACAAATGCTGGTAAACCGTATGTGAATGTATCGCCATATACCACGCTGTAAACACCAGCATTTAAACCAGTTACGGTCATACCAGCACCAGCATAATCATAAGTAAAAATTACATTTTGATTTTTGTCAAATAACTTTGTACCTACTTTGCTATATACCTCTTGACTTCCAGTAGGTGCGTCTACTTGTCCTACTAATGTTACACCAGCAACAGTACTTTTACTTTTAAAACTACTAAATAGCACATAAGCACCAGCTAATAAACCTAGCGTAATTAATGTATTGTTTTTTTTCATTTTTTTGTCGATTTAACTATTGACGGTAATGCTATTGCTAATACTATTGCACCTACAATATATGGTAAATATTGGTTTAAATAATAACCTACTACACCGTCTTTTGCAATAGCGTCTGCTTTTTGCTGATCTGCTATTTGTTGCAATATATTTGGCAAATCTGGTACATCTAATACACTAGGATCGTGTAATACATATACTGGATTAAAATTATCGTAGTCTGTTGGAGTCAAATATATCATATAATATATTTGTCCAGCACTACCTTGTATCCAGCTATAAATATTACCTATTCTTTGACCAGCAGTAAATGTAGCAGCAACATTTTTAAATGTGCTATCTAAAGCATTTACATTACCTTTTGCGTATAGATCGTGATTTACTAATTTATCTGCTGTTACTGTTGCCATTATTAAAGGTTAAAAAAGTTATAGCATAGCAAGTAATGATTTAAGTTGTACAGTACCCATTTGATCTAATTTTCTCAAATGATCTATTGTAACGCCTTTATTCATTAAACTATTTAAAATTGTTATTGCTTCGTTTTCATCTGCATTGTCTATTCCAGCTAGACCAGTTGCCACTGCTTCGGCAGTATTAATACCTAATAATTTAGATATTCCAGCCATTAATAATGTTTGCATATGTGGACTATTCATAATGCTACCCAGTACTCCTTTATCTTCCTCTACTTCTTCTTCCTCTAAGTCCTCTGCATTTAATTTAGTTAAAATAGCGTTTTGTGTTTCTAATACTCTTTCAAGTACGCTTTCCATTTTGCTATTATAACCAACACCAGCCATTTGTTGCATACCGTACATAGGTCTTTCTAATTCAGTAGGTCTAAAGTTAAGACTAGCATTAATAGGCGATTTATCAGTAATAAAACCGCCTTTTTCCTTTTTAGGGTGCAGTTTTATAGTTAATAAATCACTAACATTATTTTGCTCAATCGCACGTAGATCGTCCTCTAATTTATTACGTCCTCGTACTTCGTCCTCATCGTTCCAACTAAATAGTAACTGTTTACGGTCTGCCCAAACTGAATAGTAAGGACTGGTTGCATTTCTATCAAACCAGTCCATTACTGCGTCAGTACCAGTTACCATAGCTTTATTAATTGCCATAGTATTGTATTTTAAAAGTGGTAGTATACACCAAAAGAATAAGCCACACCAGTAGTTGCTAATGCTGTTGGTACACTTACATAAGATTTAACCCAGCTAATTGTTAAGTCATTCACTGCTGGTAATTCAAATGTATATGGATCTGCTGCACTATTAACCATATTATTCAAAGTAAGCATAGGTACATTGTACACTAATTGCAAATCGCCTTGATATAAAGTTAAAAATGATTTTTTCATATCTGCAGTAGTAACTGGAGTTGATCCAGTTAAAGGTGTTGCAGATATTGTTCCAGCAGTATATATTTGAATAGCTGTGATTTTGGCATTACGTAAATTTGGCAAATCATTGAAGTACCACCTTGTTAGGGTACTACCCGAACTTACTGGTATTTCGACTGCCTCAAATCTTTCAAGACGTATCATATCTATTAATTATATTTTTTAAAAATAGGGGGAATTAACCGTCCCCCAGCGGTAGCGTTTAAACTTCGCAAAAGTATTATTTTACAGATGTAACGTTTTGAGCTAACAATCCGTAGAAAATAGTAGCTACATAAGTATTACTATCTAAAGCACTAGGAGCTGCTGGTAATTGTAATGAAGCATTAATATTACTAGCACCATTCAATACAATGTTAGGCTCACAAACTACCATAGCGTACTCATCAAAACTTTGCTCATCTTGTGTGTATTGTGCTGGAGATGTTGCAGTAGCACTGTTGAAGTTTGTATTTTGTTGTGTTTGTGGAATATCCAAGTGTTGTAAAATTGACCATTTTGGTAAAATGTTTTGGTTATTTACTTGAATGTTAAAATATCCATTATACACACTATATAACTGAGCATTACCAGTTGGAAATGCTGTTAAGTTAGGATATGAATATGATCTAGCTGCACCGTTAGTTGCTGCACCAGATACTAATAAGAACTGAATAGAACTTACGATAAACATATCTTGAAGTTGCAAGCGAACCTCTCTATTAGTCGGAGTTGTAGCACCAGACTGTAATTGGTTCACTAAAATTGGCACTTGATAAGATGCAGAAGAAGTGTTTAATAAACTTTCACTTCTTAAATATGAAGGAGTTAAAACTGCGTGTGATGCGTCATATCCTAATTGATTGATCAACGTTTTAGCATTTTCAAATACTAAACGAGATCCCATTTGAGTTTGGCTCATTTTATTATTTTTTTATATTTTATTAATAAAGGTTAAAAAAGTTAATTAGCATTGCTCCATAATAGCAGCATTACGAATACCAGCTATGTATGTACCAGCAGATGCTCCTTGATAACCAGCAATGTTAGCTACTGGTTTATTACCATAGTAGTTAGCACCGATACCAGAAACTAAGCCAGTTGTTTTAACTAAATTCAATCCACCTACTGCAATCATACCAGCACCTAATTTTGCACCAATGTCGCCTTTGATGAATTTTGGAGTTAAAATACCTAAAGCTACTGGTACTACTCCATTAATTAAACCTTGAGTTGTAGACGTTTGACCAGTTGTCATAGGAGCTACAAATTTTTGTACTAACACTTGTGCTAATACTGCACCACCAGCAATATATGCTGCAGATGCTACGCTTCCACCAATACCATGCATTGCACTATGGCGACGGCGTTTAGTATGGTGGCGTTTTTTTGCGTGTGATTTTCTTC